GGTCACATCAGCAAACGGCACGGTCAATTTTGGCTCGGCAAACTTCCACCAGCCCTCGGTTTCGACCCCATTTTTAGCGCAGAAATACCGTGCGCCTGTGATCAGGTCGCCATCGGCTTGGATTTCCAAGATTTTCCACATCAGAATGTGCCCCCTGTGACCCCGCCCGTGGCGGTTAAAACGCCCGTGGATGGATTAAATTTGAGTTTAGTGGATGATACCTTGATTGGCAAATTTCCTGTGGTTGTAGTCACCCAGGATAGATACATTTCTGCCGCTGTGGTGGTGTCATCTGTAATTGCCACGTTCGTTGCGTTTGTTGCGGTTCCCGCTGTGGTTGCAGACCCTGCCGAACCGTCAATATTTACGCCTGTTAGAGATTGGGCGCTACTTGCCCGATTGAGTGCAATGGCAGTTGTGCCAACGTACAGGCTTGAATTACCCAATACACCGCTGGAAATCGTGCCAGACAACTGACCCGCTGGGAGACTTGTCAGGCTCGCCCCCGAACCGCTGAACGCTGTGGCGGTCAACAATCCAGAACTAGGGTTAAAGTTTAGTTTTGTGGAACTGACAAAGTTTGTGGTCAGGTTGCCCGTAGTCTGGTCTGCAAACAAGGGGTAACGCACCGCATTGGTGGTTACATCATCTGTGACCGTGGCGTAGGCTACGGGGGTTACCCAGCTTGGGGCGCTTGTGCCGTTGGATTGCAGAACCTTATTGGCATCCCCCGCGCTAGAGGCCAGGAATGCCGTTGTGCCGCTTGCGGATTGGTAGGGTATGGATGCCGCCGCCCCACCCGCCAAGTTGGTTGCCGTGCCCACAGACACGGTTGAGGTGGCAACGTTTGTCCAATAGCCCAAGGATGTGCTGTATTGGATTAAATTCTTGTCAGCAAGTGTGCCAAATTGCACGTTTGAATCAGTACCGCCAAGTGTCGAACCTCGGACAATGCCAACTTGGAAAGACCCAGAACCGCCTGACCCTGCTTTGATTACAAGGCCCACTTGCACCTTGATGTAGGGTGCAACAGGTTCAACTTTGGTGGGGTTTCCTGTTATCGGGTTGTACCAAATAACATCATCATCAGCCCAAACCTCACCAAAAGCCGTGCCGTTGGTTGTGATTCCACGAACTACGCCAAACGATGTGACACGCCCAAAACCATTAAGCGCCAAATCTTCAGTGGCAATGCCGACAATTGCATTGGCATCTGTAATCCCCACAATCGTGGGCGCAAACGTAATAACGCCACTGGCCCCCACAGTGCCCGTGTGGTAAACAATTTGAAGGGGCGAATCTGTAATGGCAGCAGACGCTTTGCCATAAACAAAAATTTCTTCACCAATTTGCTGGGTAATGTTGCCGTTACCCATGCCCAAATTCCACGAACCCGTAGAACCGTCATACCACATTCTTCCTGCGGCAAGAGTTACAGCAGAACCATTGCTAAACTGCTGAGACAAAATGCCGCTGGTGTTGCCTGTGTCATCAATCGTTACAACACTGTTTTGAATCAGCTTGCCCGTGGTCAGGTTAAATCGGGCAATTGCGTTATCTGTTGCACTTGCTGGCCCAACTACATCCCCTGCGCCATAGTCTGCCCAGGTTGGCGTTCCAGCACCGCCAGAGATCAGAACCTGTCCAGCAGTACCCGCAAGGGAAAACGCATAAGCCGTGCCCGTGCCGTAGGCCACAGCGCCAGCCGTTGCCGTTGCCGTGCCGTTTGTGCCGCCATTTGCAATTGGCAAAGTGCCAGACACATGGGTGGTAAGGCCAATCTTTCCCCAACTTGGCGCGGTGGTGACCCCGCCAGAAATCAACGCATTGCCCGTGGCAACGTCTGACAGCTTGCTGAGTGCGGATGTACCAGACGCATAAATAATGTCGCCAATAGCGTAACTGGTGATGCCTGTGCCACCATGATCAGCGGCAATTGCTGTCCCCGCCCAAGTGCCTGTGGCAATTGTTCCCAACGTGACGATGCTTGTTTGGCCTGGGTAAGTGTCGGAAATCTTTAGCCCACTTGCAGATGCATCTAAGGTTGTACCGTTTGGCTTGACAGAGAATGTATTGCCAATCAGTTGAAGGCCGCTTCCCGCAATGTACGAACCCGCACCAGAAAACTGCGACCAAGGCATTGCGGTCACATCAATTGTGCCACCCTGATTTGCGGTGCATACCCAGCCCGTATCAGCCAAGGTTGTGCCTGTTTCAATGAAGGTGAACGCTGATGGCACTTCTGCCCAAATACTCATGTCGGCAGATCGTGCCCAAGTGCTGGCAGATGCCACATAAATGCCGTTGAACTGGCTCAACGTCTGATCTTTGACCAGAATCCTATCCCCAGCGGTCAGCGTGGCAATCCAATCGCCCCCCGCTTGTACCGCCAAGCCCGACAGCGTGATGTTGTTGGTGGTTGAGTACACACAGGATGCTTTTACATCCAAACCCTGCGCCACCGAATCCACATAGCCTTTGTTGGCAATGTCTGTGGCGCTAGTTGGGGTTGTGGTAATCGTGCCAGTTACCGTGCTGATGTTCGTGAATGAGGCGTTTTCTGGGCCATAAAAAGGCGTTCCAGCAGGGCCAACAAAGTACTGAAGGGCAAAGGTAGGCTCGGGCGCAAAAACGCCCTGCACAGGGACAAAATTAGTGGTCTGGGTGACCGCTGTGGTCATGGCTTACTCAAAATAAACCGTGATGCTTGCAGTTCCAGAAATCACGACATACAACCCGTTTTCACAATTGATGCCATCATAAAAATTAATGTTTGTTGCCGCTGTCATGGTGAATGTGTCAATGATTTTCACATTTGTGCCAGGGGTTTGGGCATCGTACACAGTCACGGTGGGGGTGCTGGATATGGTGCTAACAAAAATGCCTTTTAGTTTTCCAGGTTGATTTTTCACCATTGCGGTGGCAGAAATCTGTGCGTAGTTAGACATGGCTTGGCCTTTCAGTTCATCAAATTATATGCTTCAAAAGAGAAAAAGCCACCCCTTTTGAGGGCGGCTCTTTCACTTAGTTCATGCCGTTTTAAGGCAGGAAGGTCAGGTCGTAACCGTAGATGAATACATCAGCGGTTGCGGCAGCGCCTTGGGCGGTGGTGCAACGAATATACAGGGGTGTGCCCGTAATCGATGCGGTTGAGGTTGCGGCGGTCACAACAACTGCGGTGGTCGAGTTATTACCCGACAACGCATATGCTGATTTCACTGCTGTGCCAGTAGCGCTTGGGCCTGTGTACACGGCAAGTTGTGCCGTGGTCAAACTGATGCTTGCGTTTGCAACAATGATGCTTTGAACGCTGACGTTACCAGCCACCAAAATGGGGGCGATAGTGTCAGCAACAGCATTGAGGTTAACGCCTTGGGCAGAGGCAATCAAGCGCAATGCCTGATTGGTTGCCAAGTTACTGGGGTGGTTGGTGGTGGTGCTTGCTGCGCCTGGATTAGACATGATTAAAGTCCTTTCAATGTTAATTAAGCTGCAACTCGGCAAGCGAGTTCGGGATACAGGGGCGCCCAACCATACAGCACATCAACGCGAGTCGGAATCGAATCGTTATTGATGGTGTACTGACGAACCACGCGCATTGACAAGCCCAGTTCCTTATCGCTTGCACGACCAGCGAACACAACGCCATCAGGCAGTTCCAAGTCAGCCGTAGCCAAGGTAAATGCGTTTTTGTGCATCACGATGTTTTGGGGCGACACAGTGCCTGTGTTGTTGAAGGGGGTCACAACTGCGGTTGCGCTGGTGGTGGTAATGGTGACGTTCTGGAACTGACCACCAGTGATGATGGCAGGAGAAACGGTCACGGCAGTACCGCCGCCAGTAGCCACAGCGGTGGTCGAGGTCACCACAAAGCTACGCAACTTGCCCGAACCGTATGCGCTACGGTTTTGGGGGTTGACAGCGTACACGCCAGCGATCTGGATGGTGTCGCCCTGGTTCAGCGTCAAAGCAGAAGATGCCACCAAGGTGACGTTGCTGGTTTGTGCCCAACCCGTGCTGATGCCGATGCTGGTGGTGTTGGTGGCGAGGGTCAAACCAGTGTAAGAACCAAAGGTTTGGTTCACAACGTTTTGGTCCATCTTCCAGTTCATACCAGCAGAATCACGGCCCATCATGCCTTTTTGGTATTGCTTGCCAATCACATCGGATGGGACAAACAAACCCTTCAAGCTGTCAACAATGGTTGCGCCCGTGAAAGGCTCAACAATGCAAGAACGGCGACCGTCACGGGGTGCGCCCTCGCTGTCCAGATACGCACCTGCGGTCAAGTAGGTGAGCAAACTGGTGGGAGGCGTTCCAGCCGTACCAACGATGTTGGCGGTGTTGTTCTTTGCCATCGTCAGACCGTCAAAGTCGATCTTGTTGGCAACAGCAGCCACAGCGGGTTTCAGCACTCGGTCAGAGAACATATCCAATGACAGGGCCAAATCTTGCGTGGTGAACTGGGTATCAACGTGGAACTGTGTGGTCAAAGTGACAGGCACAGAAGTCTCGTTGAAGTCCTCAACGTTCAATGCTGGGCCAGTAGTTCCGATGAAACGACCAGGACGGCGAACGTTTAGGGTGTTACCGATCTTTGCGCCGCTAACGGCAAATTGATCGTCATAATTGCGGTCAACTTCAGAGGAGAAGGTCAACTCGTTTTCCAAAACCATCAACGCTTCGTTGGTGATCATGGAGATGGTAAGCAGATTGTTGCTCATTTCATTTCCTTAAAAAAAGATTGATTTAGCGGATTCGCCCTGCCATTCGTGCGGCTTTGTAGGCTTGATATGACCCTTCAAATTTACCATCGCTGGTAAGGGGTACATCTCTGCCGTTTGCCGCCGATCTGATTGGGTTAATCGGCGCTGGCGCTTTACTTTTCCCAACAACAGTCTTAGATGTTGGCTCAGTCTTTTCGTACTGGGCCTCTAGCTTTCCAATGCTTCTCAAAGCCGATGCCACCGTCATGCCTGAGAGTTTCTCTGCAAACTCGGGATTCTCGGCAAGGTGATACAGAATTCGCGGCCCTACATCTGATTCAAAGATTGCATCCCGCACTTCGTTGCTCACAACAACGTCAGCAGAACCAACCATATCGTCAAAATCAGGCATCTCAGACTTGGCAGCTTTAACCCGATCAGTCCAGGCGTTTATCACCTTTTCCCGTTCGGCTTGCTGTTTAGCCTGTGCTTCCTTCTGCTTTTCCTCGCCCATCCTTTGTTCAACCCGATAATCTGTCAACGCCTTAGCATATTCATACATATCGGAGAAATTCTCTGGCTTGGGTTCACCAGTTGGCTGGGTTTCAGCTTGCGGCTTTGCCCGTCCTTCCAATTCCCTAACTTTGGCCTCTAAAGATTCCCGCGCTTCCCGTTCCCGCTTGGCTTCTTGCCTTGCTTCCTCGCGTTGCTTGGTTATCTTTTCAAACCTTAATTCCAGCTTTGGATTGCGTTTTCTTTCCTCTGTCGCTGTCGCTTCATCTTCCCCAAGCGGCTCACTCTGGCTTTGCGATTCTGTCGGCTCTGTGGGAGTTTTCTCAACCACAGCCTCGACAGGCGCTCTATCAGCTAAACCCATCTTCTTGGCGTTGAACTCAGCTAAATTCTCACTTGTCACCACGTT